GGCTGATACACCGTTGCAAGCAGGTAACTGAAGAATTCAGCCAGCTGATCAGCCGTGTATTTGCGGTCATAGTCACCGTCTACAAGGTTGGCATTGAAAAAACCATATGTAACAGACATAGGTCAATTCCCCCTTTTTATCAAAGATGTGATGGTTGGTACGGACAACCCAAATACCAGTGTATCAATGCGTCCGTCTTTGTCTTCAGAAACCAGGTGTTCCTTTACCCTGGCTTGGACCTGAACCTTGAGAATGCTATCAGTGAGAGTAATGAGATCCCCCAGATTATAATCTGTACCAAACACATAACCTTCTTCACCTGTCAACTGAAGAGAACATTCATAAGACTCATATGTGGGATGATCAAGGAGTTTCTTCTGTCCACGCTGAATCAAGGCTGCTTGATAATCTTCATCTGACATAGGCGTTTCTGAGCTGGCTGAGGTCTTTTGAAGATCTCTGGCATCAACATACAGCTCCCGTCTTGCCCTCAGTGTATCCCCAGGAATGATTGAAGCTGTTTCACGTGCAGCACCTTCACCTTCACCTGCTACCAGTGCAGTGTTACAATAATCTGTATTATCCCACAAATAATCAGAATCAGTCAAGAACCCCAGATCCGTTGATAGGTTGACCGAAGCTGTACGATTGTACCCTCCTGATATAACCCCAAAGATGGTTATCAATGTGCCGTTGTTATAATACCGGAACTCAACATTCAAACCATACTCAAGGCTGATTCCTTTGACTTCCTCCCACAGGTTGCCATAACTGTTACAATAGGTGATCTGGCTTTGTACTGGAACACTGCTTGCTATGGTCATACTTGCCCACACAGACGGTCCAAGTTTTCTGTTGGCCTCTGAGCAAGCTATGGCATTGCCCTTTACCAGGGTGTGAATAACATTGGCAGGGGTGTCTTTCAATAGGGCATTGCCCCAGATGATACGCCTGGACAGATATGACGATGCGGCAAATCTACCAGAGACCTCCATCAGGGGCAAGCCAGATTCTTCATCAGTGTATTTATGGATGTACTCTATGACTCCAACCAGGTTTTGGTCATCAGGCCAAACAAGGTTTTCTTCAACAAGAAACTCCTCATTTTCTGGGGTGATGGGAGCCCAGATTTTGAATTCTCCGTCCTCTCCCCACACCCTGTTCCAGTTGCGTGCTTTATAGGTATTGAGGATCGCCAGCCTGTCCAGAGTTTCAGGATCCATGATGTAAATATTCATGACTCAACCTCCAACAGCAACGGCGAATACATGATAGAAATCTCCAGGAACTCAGACCCTGTTGCGGCAAAGAATGAGAAGGTATTCAGCCCTGTTTGAAGGGTGATCCAGTTTGAGGTCGGATCCAAATACCGCATGCCATTGTAGGTTGTTCCGGAAGGATTGTACCCTGTGATCTTTCTATGACCAATACGTGTATCAACAATGATTTGTTCACCATTGACCATAGATCTGTTCATAACCAATTTCTCTTGCGTCTCCGCACAGATAACGCCTGGGTTGGTTAATTCCCCACCTGCAGCCGTGAAAGTGATTCTACAGCCAACAGGCAAATCGTTATTGGTGATTAAAGTTGAGGCTGTGGGCTGATTCACACTGAATACCATACCGTCTTCGGGAATGGAGAAGGGAAGCACCCACATAGGCTCAACATAAGAAACCAGGGATTCTATCTCTTGTTGTGATGTCCAGAACGGTGTATAGGCTTCGCCCATAATCACAAATTTACACATCACTTCATTGTTTTCCTTTTCGTCCTTGGAATACTGAATGCTGTACCCTGGGACAAAGGTCAACTTGTACTCCCCAACTTGAATATCAATAGGCTGCTTGGGGTTGCAAAACCTATTGAGCTGCATTTTTTGAACCGATAAAGGCGTGCCTCTGTTCACAATCCAAGCAGTTACAACAACTGACCGTGTTCCCAAATAGGTCAAAGCCAGCTGTTCACCATCTTGCCCTGGGTTGCTGTACAGTTGATCAATACCTTGAACCGGACCAACATTGAGGGACTCTAACCAAATTGGGCCTGTAGTCATGTTGAAGTCCAGTGACTCCCTTGTGACTGTATTTACCAAGCTAAACTGCTCAATCATAGACATCCCTCCTATGCCAAGCCAAGAGCAAGCTGCTGTTTGGCTTTCTTCATTTCACGTGCGGCGGTGGTGGGGTTGAGTGCTGTAGGTGAGTAGAAATTGAATGTGTCCCCACCGGAATTGCGATTGTTCAACCGCTCTTTGTTTTCTTCCTTGGTAAGAATAGCCTCACCCTCGTGAACCTGAACAACCCTGTCGTGAGTTACATAGTCCAAGCCACTCGCATAGGAACCTGAAATTCCACTGCCAAAGGACTTAATTCTTGAGAAAATATTGCTGACCCAGTTGAGTTTTTCTTCAAACCAGCTGGCTACAGAACTCCAGATGGATTTAACACCATCCCAAAGAGAACTGATGATTGATCTACCAGCATTGAACAAAGCTCCACCAATGTTCAAAACCGCTTGAACCAGGCGTTGAAGAGCCTCCTGGAACCATTCCCCAGCTGCTGACCAGTCACCCCTGAGTACTGCCAAGAATGCTTTGAACAAGCTGGCAATTACACCAAAGGTTGATGAGAAGATGGTTTGAATAGTACTCCAAACCGCTTGAGCAGTTGTACGGATACCATAAAGGTCATTGTTCCAGACAGTCTTGACCAGGTCAATGTAATATTGAACAGTCTTGGCTATCTCACCAAAGACTTCTGAGGTGAACTCCCTGATTCCACCAAAATCAGTGGCCCAAGCAGCAGCCAAAGCAGCAACCGCTGCAATCACTATACCGATAGGTCCAGTGATTACAGTCAAAGCTGCAGACAAACCACCAGCACCAGAGAACAGGTTGATAACCGTTCCAACCACGCCAGACAGTTTACCAAAGATGACCAACAACGGTCCAATTGCGGCAACAACTTCAAGGATTGTCACCAGGGTTTTTTGCTGAGCTTCATCAAGGCCGTTCAACCAGTTCATTAAGTTCTGGAAAGTGTTTGCCAGTTGCTTAATGACCGGAAGCAGGATATTGCCAAAGGAAATTGCTGCTCCTTCAACGGAAGACTTGAGAATGGTTAATTGACCACTCAAGTTATCCAATTGCGTCTGGGCCATTCTATCAGCAGCTCCGGATGCTCCGTCAATTGCCAAAGACAGTTCATCCCATCGTTCACCGCTGTTTGCCAAAAGGGCATTTGCGGCTGCGATTGTACGAGTATCAAAGATCCGGCTCATGTAGGTGATACGTTGCTCTTCAGTCAACCCATCAAGGGCAACCCCGAGCTCTTGAAGAACTGTTTGGAAGTCCTTCAGCTTCCCGTTATCATCAGCTGTTTTTACACCCAACGAATTAAGAGCATCAGCCGCATCTTTTGTAGGAGTATACAGGTTCTTCAGGGTGTTACGCAGATATGTACCACCCTCGCTTGCGGCAATACCGTTATCACCCAGAATACCCAGGGCTGTCATAGTATCAGTCAAGCTCACGTTGGCCAAGCTGGCCTGAGCACCTGCTACAAGTAAGCCTTCACCAAAGTCAGAGACCGAACCATAGGCGTTTGAAGCTGTCACAGCCAGCTTATCGGCCAGTTCTTGAGCATCACTGGTTTCCATGCCCATAACGTTCAAACCATTTGCCACCAGTTGAGTAGCATAATCAAGGTCAAGCGCACCTGCAGAAGCAAGGCTCAAAACCTGAGGCAGTGATTCATAGATCTCTTGAACATTATACCCTGCCATTGCCATGTTATTGATGGCTTCAGCTGCTTCTGTGGCAGAAAACTTGGTAGAAGCACCCAGCTCTTGAGCCAGGTCACTGAGGGCATCCATAGTATTGACTGTCTGACCGTCAAGCTCAGACATTGAATCACTGGTGATACCCATTGTGGCTTGAACTTGGGACATGCTTTTCTCAAAGTTGGCTGCGGTTGTTACTGCGGCTGTTCCCAAACCGACAAGAGGAAGTGTTACAGATTTAGTCAGCTTGCCACCAACTGATGTCATAGCCGTTCCCATTGCGGTGAACTTATCAGCTGTGGTAGCAGACTGACTCTGCATTGTTTTTACAGATTGTAGAGCGGAGGTGAAGCCACTTGAAAACCCTTTGGTGTCAAGTAACAGATACCCTACAGCGGATCCTAAATCAAGCATATAATCACCTCATTCGTCATATTGAGCATATAGCTGGGAAAAAGAGCTATACTGCTTTTTGAAAAGGATCTCTTTCCCAGCTTCAAGCTCGCTGAAGATGAGAGCACAGGCCTCATTCAAACAATAGGCGGTGTACTCATCTTCAATAGACATCAGCTCCGACGGCAGTTTGTTATACCGCTTTGACATTGCCAACAGGGGCAATATTTCCTTGCTGCCCACGAAAGGGCTCAAGTGCTTTCACTCCTGTTTGGGTATAGTTGAAGATGAACATGTATTGGTCATCTGTAAGTTCAACCCCAGCCTCTTGGAGCTGAGCATAGGTTGGCTCCATGAAGCAAGCATTGCAAATCACATCCAATACCTCGAAAACGTCCTTCAGGTAGTCCTCTTTGAGCTTGTTTTTACCACTGTTGCCCATGAACAGGTCATTCGCCGTATTGAGCAGCGTGTTGGGGATTTTACCTGACTTGGCCAACGCAAGCATGGACGGTCTGCGCAGACGAGCTACAAAGGGCTGACCCTCTGCGAAGCTCGGCAATTCCACGATTTGACCTTCAGTGTATTTGGTTAATTGTGCCAGAGATGTGATGTCCATAGTTTCCTCCTATCAAGCTACCACAGGCAGCTGAGTCACATAGTTGATAACATACGGTGCTTGACCGATGTCAGGAGCGGAGTTGATAGTGTACTCCGGAGCACGGAACACGTCGTCTTCGCTGTTGAGAGCGATGGGCGTGCCTTGGCAGTTGGGATACTGGATCTTTTCGTACCCAGTAATGAGGCCAGCTGCATTATAGATTGCCGAATAGGCGTTGAGCGTGAAGGCCGGAACCTCTTCACTGTCACCAGCAACCGGAGGTGTGTAAGACGAAACACCGTTGCCAGTGTCTGTATCACCCTCGATGGTCTTTTCTGACGTGGTCCAGTACTTGATTGTGCCACCCTGAAGGATTTTGACCAGCTCAGGATTGAACACGTTATCAGTCAGGACGATGGTGTTGCCGGTGATAGTGACCTTCTCACGTTTCTGGGCAATCAGACGACCCTTGACGATGAGCTTGATGGCATCGGAAGTTTCAGACTGTACAGTAACCTGGATTTTGGATGCAGTATCAAGAGCGATCTCATCCTGTGTACCAGGCTTGGTCACAGTCACCAAAGCTACATCAATGGTCGGGATTTCATTGCCTTTATTGATGGCCATATTGACCCTCCTTTACATTTTTCTGTAATTGCGGTATTGAACACTGACCATATGACCCTTGACAGAATCATCATAGAATGACTCAGTGTCATAATAGGCAGGTTTTATCATGGGGGACAGCCCTTTCATTGCGGTCTTTACCTGATCAATGAACGGATACAGCTCGCTGTATCTGTTCTTGGGCACATAGCACAACAGATCATAGTATTGAACCACAGATGAATACTGCCGGAACTGTAGATTAGAAGCACCTTGAACAACCACATAGGGAGCAGTGCACTCACCTTGGTGTTGTGCGGGAAAGTACACATCAAACCCTTCCCTCTTCAGGTGCATGTAAATATCTTGACTTCTGTCTTGCTCAAATTCTGTAGGCATATCAGCTCAACCTTTCTAACAAATTGTCAAAACCCCTCAAAACCTCCGGTGATTTTGCCTTTATAGTTGGCTGGATGATGGCATACTTCTTTTCGTGCGCCAGCTCCAGCCATTTACCATAATCAACACCATGAGCCAGAATGACTTGATACCCTTCTGTCACCCTGGCGACAGAACCAGTCAACCGTTGTCTGGCGTGACCAGTTCTGTCTGTCCAAGGACGGTGTTCTCTGGCATAGTTTTGGAGTGTAAGGGCAGCATTGTTAGCATACATTGCTATCGCAGCTTCTGACTTGGTAGCAGCCTCATTCAGCTTTCGAATCATGTCACCTGGGTCAAACTCAAACCCCTTCACCCGTGCCACTGAATTGTACCTCCTCAAGAGAAATATCCGCTATGGCATTGGCCTCATCAACGTTCTTGATCTCACCAATGTTATAAAGGCGGTTATTGATAAGAACTTGATCAGTATGCTGAAGAGATTCAGCTGATTCCCACAAGCACATGAACATGGGAGACGGTTTGGACCGAACAGTAGAACCGTTGGAACCAGTCTTAGACAGATATGAAGTAGTCTCATGGAAGACCCCTTTGATATTGAAGACTTCGGCTTCTCCGTTGGGCTCATTAAACTTGTTCTTCCCCTGTCTGGTGACCACGACTGACCGACCTTGAGTGTTGATCAGTCGCCTCACCTTATTGAGCTGGAATGCTTGTGCGTACATCATGTGCCTCCTTTGAGCACCCCAGAATTATGGGGTCTGTATCTGGAGGCCAACCTGCGGAAATATTTGGAGCTGTCTGCGGCACTCAGGCCAGACACTGAAAGAGTTGTGTCTTCAGCCTTGATCAGCAAGCACTGATAAGCGGTCAATTGGTAGTCACCGTTGTTCTCCCGCAGGTAGAACTCCAGCTGCTCATCCGTAAAGAACGGAATGTCAGACTCTCTCAAGACAATTTTAAGATCTTCAAGACTGTTCATAACACAACTCCTCAGAGATTGGACTTGATCAGAGCACGAAGCTCCTTCTTGCTGCGGATGCCCCGACGATCAATACCCAGTTGATC